ACCTGTTCATAGGCATCGCTCCCGCTTCACGGCGCACCTGGAAGTCGTTCGATGCTGTTGGTCTGGCATTCATGCCGATCGTTCGCAGATGGTCAAACGCTGTGACTTCAAAGATTTCGTCACGTTTCTGGCCAGCCGGGTCACCCCAGACCAGTACATCCATCTTTGGATAGTTCGCATTGATCTCGTGCAGCAGCATTAAGCCAAACCGTTCCAAGCCCATGTCGTCGGTCACGATTTCCTTGAGTATGTTCCATCGGCCATTCGCCATGCGCTGACCAAAGACAGCTGCCGGAGTCAAACCAAAGTCGAGTCCGATGTGCAGCGGCAGAGAGGGATCGACCTGGAGACTGTCATCTGACATTGTCGAGTCATCATACTCAGGCCACACTGGTCGACCTTCCTGCACATACACATACTCGCCGCCGGCATAGCAGCGAATCCAGTCTAGGTTCTTGCCGCCGAGCTGCTGATCATAGTATCCATTGGGTAGGTTGTTGATGTTCTCGGCTGCCGGGCTGACTTTCCAGAACTTGCCAGCCGCCGGTACGGCAGCCGGCTCATCGGGCAATGCCTCTATGACTCCGCCTGGCTGCTTAAAGAACTCCCACTTGTACTTACCGCGCACAGGTTCTTTCTCTGCAAGCCTGAACCACCAGTGATCATCATCCATCGGGTTTGTGTCCATCCAGATACCGCGCCAGGGACAGCCGCCGTTGCCTTTGGTTGGGTAGCGACCGACGCGGTGTGTTAATCCTTGCACGACAGCTAACGGCAGTTCTCTGGCCTCATTCACCCAGGCACCAGTCAGTTCCAGAGAGAGCAGCTTCCTGACGTCCTTTGGTTGATCGAGCGCCATGAAGATCACCTCACAGTTAATCCCAGCAGCATCACCGCGACTCGGTAACTTGATGTGGTGACTGATCGGGGGCGACCAGCGCATTGGACCCCAGACGTTCTCCGGGAACAGCTCCAACCATGTCTTAATCGTCGTTGTACGCAGCTCAGGGTAGCTGTTCCGCACGATCACGAACCGAGAGTAGCGGATGCCATCTTTTGGCGATGGCGGCTGTTTGACGGCGCGTAGCATGATCTCGGCAGCGCAGCCGTATGACTTGCCTGACCCTACCGGACCCATCAGGCCGCGCACAAACGAATCGTCATGCAAAAACTTCCAGGTTGTCGGCGCGCCAGAGAAATCTAGATCTAGACCGCCGAGGATGTCGTCAGAAGAGGTGTTGCTGGTCTTCTTCTGCCTTCTGCTGTTGGTCGACCTCTGGCTCTGGTCCGTCGCTTTGCTCGTTCGTGCCATCTTCTAATACCTCATAGGTTGTGACCGCTGGGCCTTTCATGTTGATCCCGATCACGCTTGGCCGGGAGTCGCTGTCAGAGTTTGGTTCAGTTAGTCCATGATACCTAGCTAACACGCGCAGGGCGGAAAGCTTGTCATGCATCTCAACCTCAATTGCATTGCCATATTGATTCGGCGTGACCCGAACCTTCTTGATTGCTTTCTGGACGTGCTTGGGGATATCGGAGCTGCGTAGCAGGGCCATGCCGCCAGACTCGGTCCATTGCAGCACGTCGGTAATATTCGACGCGGCGATAGCATTCAGCTCCTGTTTGACGGCTTCTTTCTCATTGGCCGACCCCAGTGCTAATGTTTTGCGGGCGTCCCGCACTGACATCTTGCTCATAGCTTTTCTGCCACCTTGATGAATGGTTGATCTTTTTCTAGCTCCTTCTGGAACTCGGCTTCCTCAAGATCGCTGATCATGTCGTTGATAAACCACGTCGCCTTTTTCAGATCATCCTTGCCGCCTTTCTCCTTCCAGCGCCAGAGATACTTGATCGCTGATCCTGTCTCAAAGGCTTCGGCGCCGGATAGATTTTGCACCGCTGCCTTGATTGCGTCGATGCACTCCATGCCGTCGCGCTGGTAGTGGCTTGGGTTGATTGTATCTTTCATTTTATGTCCTCCAACGAAAACCGGAAAAATTTTGAGAGCAACCCCCCCGCTAGGCATCAGGCGCCCCCGGGGGCATAGGTGCCTTTATTGGGCGGGCGGGATTTTTTTTTGCACAGAGCCAGGCATTGTGCAGCGCACAAGTTTTAACATAATAATGATTACGCGACATGACGCTCTCCGTAAGTCATTGATATTGCTAGCCTTCCCGAACCTGTGGATAACTGTGTGCAATTATTGATCAGATTGATCATTTCTTGTACAGCCCAGACCACTTTGCAACCTGGTCGAGAGTCAGTGGCGGCGTGCGTCCATTCTTCAGTGCGTCCTTTGTAGCTGCAATGGCTGCATCACGCACATTATTGACTGTAACTCCTTGATTATGCAGGACTTTTGCTGCTTGATAGCTGGGTTCCGACAGTCGAGTGATGCCGCTGGTGCTTTCGATCGCTTGCTTGAATGCGTGTGCTAGTAACTGGTAGCTCTTGTTTTCATCCCCCAGACCCCCTGTTCTCTTTTGTGCGACATCAGGCAGCGCAACATCCATCACGGCTCTGTCATCAACGATCGCTGCAACAGGCGACATGAACTGCTCCTTGGTTGGCAGTAGATCGTTGCCATTGAACAGCACCTGGTATCTGTTCGTCATCCTAACGCCCTTCTTCTTGACGCCTTTGGGATAGTCCTTAGCCTCCAGTCTTCTGACATAGCCAGCCTTGACCAGTCTGGTGATGTGCCGTGACACAGTCTCTCTCGCCACACTGAGGTGACGACCAAGGGTTAGTAGCGACGGAAAACAAATGCCATGACCATTGGTGTGGATGCACAGAGCAGCTAACACCTTGAGTGATGTTGGGTGCAATGAGTCATCTTGTACGGCTCGTGCAGGAATGATCGAGTACACCCTGGTGTTTGGCTTTTCCTTTGGGTAGTCCTTTACCCTCATCGTGTTAGAAAGGGATTTCGTCATCTAACTGCTCCGAGTTGTGCTTGAATTGTATGTTCTTAACTGTGGCACCAGGAAACGCAGCCTTGATGCCGTCAGCATCCTTCACACTGCCAGCCTCTATGATCCTGACTATCTCATCCAGCTGATAGACGACCGGGTCTTTTCCTTTCATCAGCGGAATGACTCGCTGCATATCCATGTGGTCCGACACAAAGTAATAGTTTCTCTTGTTGATCCTAGCCTGAAGGTAGAACACGTCGTCTGGCTTATTGCTGCCACTGATCTCTGCGTCGATAGCGTGCAGCCCTTTGACAAGGTTCGCACACATATCAACAACCACTCCCGCTTCACGGGAACGTATCGCATCAAGATACCGTCTTCTAGCTGACTGATACTTCTGTGCTAACTCAGGCGATGCCATGCTATGCCAAGTGTACCAACCCCACTTCTTATTCATCCTCTCTTCAGCTGCAATAAAAGACTGCTGAGCTGCATCCCAAGGTTCGACTCCAGGATGAATGTTTGTCTGTTTTCTATAAGCCATTTTCTACCCCTCTAGCTCCGCACCAAAAAGCGCACGCACCGCACGCACCCTACTGTGGGGTGCTGTGCGTGCTATGTGTCCGAGTGCGTGCTGCTTATGTGCGCTTGATGTGCGCTTAACGCTACAAGCCAGTAACCACGGGGCTTTCAGCATCCGCACATCAATGTGCGCTTCAATGTGCGCCATGTGCGCCCCCTATAATTGTCTCATCTTTGAATCGCAGCTCTTTGCCGCCATTTGAGGACACTAAATTGCCGCTATCGATCAGTGAATTGAGCGCTCTCAGCCATGCCATTCTGCGCCTCTTTTTGGCCTTCTCATCGTCTCCATGAACGCCACCTTCATTCTCCAACCAGTACACAAATGAGTCCTTGGCGATGCTCTGATTGACCACTCCATTCTCTGTTGCGTCGCGGCAACAGTTCATCGCCTTCAGCTGCTTCTCATTGAGTGTCGACCCGTTCGTAAATGAGGCTGCGTCTTCCTTCTCCAGATACACACTAGTCTGCGTTCCGAAAGTGCCAATCTCAGCTTGTGTCATCTTGAAGTACAGGTCATCGACTGGCTCTGCATCCTTTTGCTTGTCGTTGTAGATCTTCACCACTGAGTTCTCGTCCTTGGTGATCTGTAGGCTGGTATCGACAGCACCCATCAGCGCTGTGCTACCTCTCATGCCTCTGGCTGCGTCCTTGCCGCTGTGGTGCAGTCCCAGTAGCGCACACTGATACTCTTCCTTGAGCCGATCACAAGCTTTCACAAAGCGCCCCATGTCAGTCGCACTGTTCTCATCAGCGCCAAGCAATGCCCTGGCGACTGTGTCCACAACAATCAAGCTGAAGCCCCCAGCTCGCTCTTCAAGCTGCTGGATAGTCACGCTCAACTTCTCGACCTCTACTGGACTCGCAAAGTTCACAGCAGTCGGCAGGACATAGAACGGCAGATCGTCTGGATTGAGGCCATTGCCACGGTGATCGACCCACGCATTGATTCGCTTGCCAAGTCCGCCAACGCCCTCTCCTGCAATGTATAAGACAGCGCCTTGCTTGGTTGCCATGCCATGAAAATCAATGCCGCTCGCAATGCTGAGCGCCAGATCGAGAGCCAGGAATGTCTTGCCGCATCCAGGTGCGCCGTACATCACAGCAAAACCAGACTTGGTCAGCAGCCCTTCAACCAAGAACACGATCGGCGGCATAGCCATCAGCTCGCTGGCCTTCATGGTCTGGAAGATCTCAGGCTTCTCTTCTACGATCTCGCCTGGGTCTGCTAGCTGCTCTTCAATCAGCTGCGACTTCTTGACCAAAGCAAATAGCTGGTCTTTCGTCTTGCCGGTGTTCAGCCAGTCGACGATGTCGCCCTTGGCCGGCAGCTGGTCTGATAGATCTAGCAGCCTCACCTCCTTGGCGACGCCTACCAATGTATTGACTACCTTCGCGCCGTGCTTCACACCGACTTCATCATTGTCAGGCATGACGACAACACGGCGACCCTTCAACCACTTGGCGTGTTCGTCACCCCATTGACCTGAACCGCCGTTATTTGTAGTTGCCAGAAGTCCGATCTCATTGAGTTTGTCGGCAGCCTTCTCGCCCTCCACAACAAATACAATCCGTTCTTTGTGATGAATGACGGCGGGTAAATTATACGGAATCCTTTCGATTCCCTTGAGGTTTTTGATCCAGCCGCCTTGACCGTCTGGCCGCTGCTGACGGAATGTTTTCTTGCCATCCGCAAAGTCGGTACGCACCACCTGGTACTCCAGGACGCCGTGATCTCCAACATAGTCATAAACCGTAGTGACATCGCGCTCCCTCTTCTCAAACTGTGGATCTTTGTCCATGCCAAACTCACTCTCTAGTGCGTCGGCTATGTTGCCGTTGATTTGTGGCCTGGCAAGCTTGAATAGATCAACGAAACCACCAGACTCGCCTGTCTCGTGGTCATAGAATGTGCCTTTCTCTGTATCGACGCTCTTTGATCCTTGGCTGCCGAACCTCAGCTCGTTGCCGTGGGACAGCCTCTTGTTTGGGTCGCCCCAAATCTCTTGGGCAATGACGCCAATGTTTTCTGCGTACTTATTCATGTAACACCCCAAAAAAAAGCCCCCCGTAGGGGGCAAACATCAGAACTTCCAATCTTCGTCCGAGGAGGAATCAGCCTGGGGTGCTGACTGAGGAGGTTCTGGAGCTGGTTCTGGAGCTGGTTCTGGAGCTGCTGGTGCAGCCTCCTGTTGATCGGCTGGCTTGTCCTTCCATCCTTTCAACTCAAACTCCGGCACACGGGTAGTGCCTTTGCCGATCGCCACGGCCTTGGCTCCATTGAAAGAAACCATTGCCATCTTGTCAGCGTTACTTGCTGCGCCGTTATGAATTGCCGGCCACACTGCCTCAAGCCCCATCTTGGGACCGCTGCCAGTGCTGGTCCATTCACGCCACCCGGCGTTAGGGATAAAGACCATGACGCTGAATCCGCGCTTGAAATCTGGGTCTGGCTGACGTGACTTGACGCCGGGTCTTTCGTCCCACTGCCATTCAGGCGCCTGGCCCTCACTGATCTTGCCCCAGCCTGTCTTCAGGCTTGCGGGGTCCACTCCCATTCCCTTGAACTCGATCTCTTCACCATCCACATACCATGCGTTGACTGATGGCTTGAAGCGGAAATATTCCGCTGTTGAATCGTTAAGTCCTAGCATTACTCTTCTCCTACTTCTCTGACTATGCCGCACCACAGCTCAAAGCTGATTTGCGCGACGCTATTGATGTCATGCTGCTCATAGCAGTCATGACCAGGGCCGACCCAGTTGATGTACACCTGGATTGGCTTCCTGTCTTGTTTGACGATCAGGACTGGGCGCAGCTGACGGAGACTTGCCTGAGCTGCTGTCTGTAACCAGAACGCCTTGATGTCACCTGGCTTTACTACAGCGTACCGCTTGCACTCAATAGACCAACCAGGCACACCGGACAAATCGTCCCCGCCTTGCTGGTATTGCTCTAGGTTTCTCTTTGCGGCGTACCCAAGATGGTCCCGGATTAGGGCTGCAACCTCTCTCTCAAATGCTGCGCCCTTGTTCCTCGATGCTGCTCCCATTTGACTCCCTGAATGTCAATGTTTTGCAAACTCTAGAGCGGTCGTTGACAACAAGCAATCAACAAACGCTTGCATTGTGCGGAACTTATGGTCTAACCTGTACTTGTCGATGAGGGAAACAAGAGGAGATTCGACATGGCACATTTATCTTATAACGGCGTTTGTGAAAATCGTTCTTTTGACCAGTGGTGCGCTGACAATGGCGTTGAGGTCGTGACCGCCTGGGATGCTGGGATGTACGGCAACATCACCTACAAGGTGCGCGTTGCTGGCAAGTTATTGATCGCGTCTGCGTATCAGTCTCAGCATGGCAACTTCACTTTTGATGTCAGCACTGACTCGCGTGAGGCCGCCACTGAAAATTGTGGTTGCACATTGCGCGTTGGCCAGGTGCGCGTTAAAGCGGGCGACACGATCCATGAGGAAGACGGTCGCGTGATTACTGTCGGAAATTTTATTGGTAATTTTTGGCAAGCCTGGGATCAAAACGGAAATCCTGTCTGGAATTACAGACGCTTTGTTCATCCGGAGGCCGCGTAATGAATCATCAAGAATTTGTTGGAAAAAAAGTCATCGGTCGCTGGGGTGCGATGCACCCCGAGTCCACTGGCGAGGTAGTTCTTGCTGGCACTGTTGGCGTCTTCATTC